AGTAAGAGTTGTATTTCCTATTGTATATAGATTTCCACCAATAAATGTGTTTCCACCAATTCCAACACCTCCAACAACAGTAAGTGCACCTGTTGTTGTTGATTCTGATTGAGTCGAATTTGTAATACTTAATGTTCCTGAATTAATAATTGTTCCTGAATTAATAATTGTTTCTGAAATAATAATATCACTAATTATAGATGGTCCTGTTAATGTATAAATGGAAGCTGCATTCAATGCTGTAAAATATTTAAGACCGTATGATGCAACAACTTTATTATTACTAACTATACCATCATAAGGAGGACCCAAATCTGTCGAATAAAATATACTCCATGTTACACCATAATCTTGTGATGTATAATAGTCGTTACCACCCGAATAATGTGCTATTTGATTTTTTCCCAAAGAATCCATAAAAATAGAATCATAGTTTAAACCATAAGTAATAGGTACTTGTGTTGTTGCCAAATACCATGTTTCACCATAATTTGATGATATATAAATTTGTGAATAATTTGTAATATTACTATCATAATATGATCCACCTCCTATAGTTTGATATTTTCCATTATCAGATATTGTTATACAATTGAAATTAAAATTTCCGGGGTTTATTATAAGATCTGGAAATGTAGCAATATTCCATGTTACACCAATATCCGACGAATAATATACACCATCACTACATACTCCTGTTTGATATTTTCCATCATTAGACATTGCCATAGTATTCCATAGTGAATTTACACTATTACCAGAAGTACTCCATGTTTGTCCATAATCAATTGATCTATAAACTTGTGTGTCATTCGTTATTACTAATTGAATAGCACCATTACTAGACATTTTTATCATTCTGCTAGTTCCAGTAATATTACTTAATGGGGTTGTCCATGTTACACCATAATCAGATGATATATTAACTGGAGACCCATAACCCATGACACTTTGGTATTTTCCATCATAAGATATTGCTATTGAATATCCACTAAAAGTTGTAATTATTGATTGTGATGGTCCTGATAAACCCCATGTTTTCCCATAATCCGTTGATCTATAAAGTGTTGATGTTGATCCACTCGAAAGACTTATTGCTAAGAGTTGATATTTTCCATTTCCAGATATTCCTATAGCTGAATCGGTTGTTATTGGAATAACACTTTGGGATATTATAAAATCACCATTTAAATAAGGAAAAGGTAAAACAATACTATCACTAGTAGCATTTAATGATCCCATCAAATAAGCACTTTGTCCAACGAAATCCCCTACTATGGTAATCCCTTTTCCCAAATAAACATCTCCACCAATTCCAACACCTCCAGCAACAGTAAGTGCGCCTGTTGTGCTCGATGTAGATAGTTGATTATTGAGAATGGTTACATTACCAGTAAGAGTTGTATTTCCACTTGTATATAAATTACCACCAAAGAATGTATTTCCAATTGTATATAGATTATCTCCAATGAATGTATTTCCCGTGATATAAGTATTACCACCTATTCCAACACCTCCAACAACAGTAAGTGCACCTGTTGTGCTCGATGTTGATGGTTGATCATTCAAAATACTTACATTACCTTGTGTAGTTGTAATACCTACTACATTCAAAAAATTTATATATGCATTTCCACCAACAGATAATCCTTTTGAAATTTGTACAGCACCAGTCCCAATTTTATATGCGTCCGTTTGATTTGTAAAATATTGAAATCCTGAAACTGTTGTATCAACACTTATAACAAATGATTCACTTAAAATTAAATTTCCTAATACATATAAATTTCCACATATAGTTCCTGTCGTTACAAATAAATTTCCATAAATTGATGCGCCACCTGAAATACGTACTGCCCCATTTGTAATATTTGTTGCATCTAATTCATTTTTAAAATATGTTATTGTATTATTTGACATAGATAAACTTTCACCATTCAATTTTGTATTATTTGTAACTGTTAATTCACCACCAATATTTGTATTTTTATTTATACCAACACCACCAGTAACAGTAAGAGCACCTGTTGTTGTTGATCTTGATTGTTCATTACTAATAATACTTACATTTCCAAAATTAACAGTATTTCCTATTGTATATAGATTATCTGTTACAAGATTGCCATGAATCAAGATATTTCCAGTTACTTGTATGTCACCATTTGTAACTTTCATTACACCATTTCTTAATATTACATTACCAGAAATGTCCAAAAAATCAGTAAAATAACTCTGTTTAAATGTATTTGACATTGTTACATATTGTAACCATTTGTTATCCATTATTATTATATAAATATATTATTGGTTATATAATAAACTTATAGTTTTTTGTTATAATTACACAAAAAAATATCAACCGTATAAATAGAAAACACTTCTAACCTTTTAGGTTGTCATATTTGAATTTTTCGACGGTTTAAAATTGATGAATAAATCCATACATATTAAGACTCCCTAATATAGTCAAATTTCCACAAATATCTAATATATTATTATTTTGCATATCAAACAACCCAGGTATATAAAGATAAAATAATTTTGGTGTATCATTAGATTGAGATTGAATTGGTACACTAGATAAAATTAAACTACTTCTATTTGCTCTAGTTATAGATAATAAATTATTATTTTTATCTAATATACGGTCGGCCATTCCTGAACTATTCAATAATTCATAAGGTATTGGACCCCATGTTTTACAACCATTGTTTGTATATAGAATTTTTCCTTCATCTCCTATAGCAATAGCATTCATTGAATCTATTATACTTACTGAATTTAATGTTTCAGGTATTGAAATGTCAGACCAATTTTGTCCACTATTTGTTGTATATGAAATTATTCCTACACCTACCGCTATAGCAAAATTAATAGAATATACACTTATATTATTATATTTTTTGGAAGAATAACCACAATAATGTTCATAAGGTTGTTTTGTTATATATCCAGTTACATCTGTATTTGAAGGAATAATTGAAGTCAGTGGCGCTGGTAATGAAGATACTTCATATGAAAAAATAGCATCACCGCTTGTAATACAAAATAAATTTGAAGACGCATCACAATAAACATTTTTACTAGTTCCTTTAGTATTTACAAAAAAAGCTTTTATCAAATATGATTCTTCAGATAGTCTTATAAAAGAAATTATTTCACTAATTTTAAAATCGAAATAAAAAAAAGTTGCATGATTATAACTAATGTCGGCTGTATTGAAATAAGAAACAAAAACTCTTTGATAACCATCATTTTTATCAACTATTGTAATTGAGTTTAAATATGCATTATAAACTCCTGAACCTTCATAACCTATTATTTTTATCCATGTTGTTCCACTATCAATAGAGACATATAATAGACCTTCATTTCCACTAATTAATACACATTTATTATTATATACAGCTACACCATTAAATATAAGATCACGTGATGAAATAATACTATTTGGTGAAATATTCCAATTTTCACCACCATTATTGCTTGTCCATAAAGAATGTTCATATATACCTGATACTAATAAAGATGGTCCTACACCTACAACAAAAGTATTATAAAATGCTGGATTTTTAGAAGAACTAACATTATTTATTGAAATATCTAGTTCAATAGCAATAGAAATTTCGGTATTTGTCATTATAACAGGGCCATTTATATCAACTACATATTTTTCTGTTACAGGTGAAAAAGTATTGAAACCAGTTGTACTTTTACATTTTACAGAATTGTTTCCAGATACAATCATTTGACTTGGAGTTAAATTTTGAGAAATATCTAATACAGTGATAATTGCCATGTTACGTGATAAATCAAGTGGATATGCACCACCACCTATTCCCAATCCTTGTTTGTTTGGATTTACAATATTTAAAAATGTATTTGAAGATGTATCGTTTGAAATAAGTGTCAATGCATTGCCTGTTTTTATAGAAGATGAAGCATAAGTATTGTAAAAAAATGTTCCTAATGGAACATCATAAATAATTACGGATTCGTTTAATAAATGTCCACTTGTATTTTTTTTATTAAATATTGTTCCACTCGTTATTTTTACATCTGTAGTTGAATTGAGTTCTAATATTCCACCATAATGATAATTAATACTTGCGTCTGCAAAATAACTTTTATCACCTTTAATAATATCGTTATTCGTATTAGGAAGCCCCCCTTCAGTAGGTGATTTCCCTTCACCATAAAATTCAATATAAGCCCCACTATTATCTGTCAAAAATACAATACCGTTATTTTTGGAATTTCTTGCCAGAATATTTTTGTTAATACTTTCAGTAGTATAAACATTTAATGATTCTTGTTTTATACTATAAATATCTAGAGTTGCTTCTGGATTTATTTTATTTAATCCTAATTTATGATCATTCGCATTTAAAAAAGTATCATTTTCTGGATCCAAATAAATATTACCATTTACATGTAATTCATTTAATGTAGCATTATTAATAAATGCCGAAGATGTAACATTCAAAAATTTTGTATTTATAGTATTATCTACATTTATATTATTATCTACATTTATGTCTCCATGTTGATATGTATTTCCAAATATTTCTAGATCACCTTGAATTCTAATAGATAAAAATGAATTTTTTACTGTTAATGTATCTGTTACAATATTATTAACAGTGATATTATTGAAATCTTGGAGATTTTTCAAACCACCGTATTTTTTCCAAGACATTGTATAATTCTTTAATTATATAATATTAACATTTAAATAATTTGATTCTTTTGTATTTTTTGTTTTTTGTAGTGGTTTTCCGACCATTTTGATTCTTCAAGGGTGTAAAATGATACACAAAGCGTCCGACTATTTGAATTCTTCAAAGGTGTAAACCTTTTCAGGACCGTCCCATTACAAATGATCGGTGGTATATATTATATTTAGATTATTATAAAATTCGATTACTTTTGGATTGGCTTTGATTTTATGAGGATAGAAACTAGATAAATATAATCCTTCTAAGCTTTTAATACGTGACAATGCTACATATGTTTGTCCATATTCAAAAATAGCTTGTCCAATATCAATTTGTGCCATGTCTAATGTAGCACCTTGAATTTTGTGAATAGTAAGTGCCCAAGCTAGACAAAGTGGATATTGTCCAATTACCAAACAGGGATATTCATCACATTGGATATAATGAAATCCTAGAACCTTTTCAATACCATTTGTAAATTTTACTTTGGGTAATTTGGTTTCTCCTATAAAATCTATTATAATACCTTGACTTCCATTACATATCCCATTTTCCATATCGATATTTGCTGTACACATAATTGCTGAACCTTTTTTCAGTTCTAACTTTTCTGGTAAAGTATTGTTATTGATGAGTTGTTCCAATTCAAATTGTTTTTCTGTGGTAGTCATACTATTACATTTTTCTAAAACAATTGGATCGATTGGTTTATCAGTATCAATATATGTTTTACAATTAGTTATTGTTTTCATTGTAAATGTTTCAATTGGTTCTTCTATTTTTTCAAACATCATTTTATTTATGTATTCTGCTTTACTACGAATTGGAAATAATTTTGTTAATATACAATTATTATGTTCTTCTGTCTTGTATTCACGTTTGATATATTCTTGAAGAAGTTTAATATTTTTATCTGAAATATTACCTTCACGTATTTCCGAAAGAATTTCAATATAAATTGGGTCTTTTTGACGAAAAATTGTTTTTAAAATAATATGATTTTGTTTTGGAAAAATTTCGAACCAATCTGGGTGTTCAAAGCAAAATTGAGATGTTTCTGGGTCGTTATTATCACCGATTGGACCTAATTGATAAAAATCGCCACTGAATATAAGTTGAATTCCACCAAATGGTTTATTATTTTTTCTTATTATTTTTCCTATTTCATTTAATAATCTTAGAATTTTCAATGACATCATAGAAATTTCATCTATAACTAGTATTTTTACTGTTCTCCATTCTTTTATTATACGACGATTTTTCAAAACATATTCCATGATTTTTTCAATGGGTCCTTTTGCTAATTTTATTCCACTCCATGAATGAATCGTTCGTGCAATCGATCCTAATAATACTGATGCACAACCTGTGAGTGCACATACTTGAATTTTTTTGTCCATTATATTTGCGTGTCTGACGAATTCTTTTATTAAATGAGTTTTACCTGTACCCCCTGGGCCTGTTATGAAAATATTTTCTCCTTGATTAAAGTAATCGAGTGCTTGTTGTTGTTCTGATGAAAGAGTTGAAGTGATTGGTGCTGCGGCTGGGGCTGGGGCTGGGGGATTTGGTTCGGTTTCGGGCACCGTTTTATTCGTTTCTTGGGTTGATTGTTCAGTTTTTTCGATTTTATCGGCCAAGGTAATAGAGTCATTATATTCAAATGTTTTGAATATATTATTTGAGGCTTTAGATAAAGAGATCTTTTTAATCATTATATTACATTATTATTCGTTATAAATTTAACAAATCAATTTTTACTAAAAAGCATGAATATTTTGATTTGTAAATAAAAATTGAATTCAAATAATAATTTGTAAATGTTGAAATAAAATGATGAACCAATCATATGAATCATTGTGTATTCCAAGAATTGAATCTGCTATTAAACGAGAATTTATTTTCAAAAAATTATGTATGTTGAAAATTGGTTATATACAAAAAATTACTGAAATACCATTAAAAAATAACCCTGAATTTAAACGTGTTTTCATTCGTATACATTGGAATGATTCTAAAAGAACGATTGATATTAAAGAGCGATTGAAAAAAGAGGGTAGTATAAATTTTGTATATGAAATGCCTTGGTTCTGGAAGATTTCTTATTCATTGTAGGGGGGGTAGGGGCTTGGTTGGGGGCTTGGTTGTGGGCTTGGTTGTGGGCTTGGTTGTGGGCTTGGTTGTGGGCTTGGTTGG